TTTATCCATTCCACTTTTCTGATGGCGACAACTTGACGTCCGACAATGCCCGTTGCGTCAAGCTTGTTCAAGAGTTGATGAAAGTATCAAACATGTTTGGATATGGGGAAGTCAACCAGTACAACCGTACACCCTCTACACTTATGCGTGCATACGGCAGCATGAAACATGAGAAATTCAAATACTATATCTTGAAACAAAAATCCGATGTGTTCGAGGCCCTGAAATATTTCTTCTCCGCAGAAAAAAAGGAGGCCGTTGCCTCTAAATCCTAGGGTAAAGCTGAATCGTAAACTGGTCCTTTTTCGTCCACTCCGGTTTTCTCAGGTATGTCGCTTTCTCAAGCACCGACTTGAGAAGGCGATTTTTCTTTTCTACATCGTCGGTGAGGCGGTAGGCGTCGAGCACCTTCTTGACTGTCGGGATGTACTCGTTGATGTTCTTTTCTTTCAGCTGCTCCTTAGTGATTTCCTCCCGCAGTTGATCGATTTCCTCTTGAGTTTTCTTAATCCGATTGACGATCGTGTGCTGGCGTTCCAGGAACGTCTCAATCGTATAGACGCCTCGCTCGAGTAGATCATGCAGTGCATCTTTTTGTTTATGGAGCTCCTGGAGCTCTTTTTCTTTTTTTTCGACGGCTTTTTGCTTTAGCGGGATGACCGAACGCTGCTCTTTTCGGGCAAGAGCTTCCTCCTGCACTTCAAACTGATCGACGAACTCGGCGAGAGATTGCAAGATTTTCTCCTCGACGAGTGGCAGAAGCGCACCCTTTTGCACGCCTTTGCATTTCGGGTTTGGACAGCGCACCAGCGGATGAGGACGGTCTTTGCGTGGCTGATACCACATCGTATAGCCGCAGAGTTCGCATTTCAACAACCCGGCCAGCGGGTTAGCCAGCGGTTTGCTTTCTACCGTAGAAGGGCGCCAGCGGCTCCGATACGCTTTGTTGGCGGCTTCCCAGAGTTCCCTGGACACGAGGGGCTCATGGGCATTCTCTTTGACATACCAGCGCTCTCTCGGCATTTTCTTGCGCTTATACCTGCCGTTTTGTTTAATGTATTTCACCTTGCCCCAGATGATGTGGCCGAGATACACCTCGTTTTTGATAATGGCGCTGATCGTCGAAGGAGACCAAAAGGATCGCTTTTCATCGGGCGGTTTCACTCCAAGTCGATCCAGCTCAGCGGCGATCGCCTGGCGTCCGTGTCCGTCACGCATCATCTCAAAGATTTTTACCACAACCCATGACGTTTCCGGATCCGGGTAGAGCCTTAGTTTTTCATCACGAAGATAGCCGTATGGCGGCTTTTTTGAGATGGAACGGCCTTTAGCGGCCGAGTCGCGTCGACCACCTTGGAGGCGCTTCGTAATGACTTTGAGCTCTTCGCGCGACACGATGGATTTCACACCGAAGACGAGCTCCCACGTCTCGCTTTCCGGGTCATATATTTCCGTCGGGGTGATAATTTTCGTCCCGGAATAGCGAAAAGCGCGGTCTAAAATCCCCTGATCGAGCATATCCCCTCGGCCGAGGCGGTCAATGTCCATGACAAGCACCGCATCAGCCACTCCCGTTTCCAATTCACGCAAAAGCTTCTGGATCTCCGAACGTTCAGCGATGGACTCACCGGACACAATCTCCTCGAAGATGCCGATGATATTGTGCCCCTCTTTACGCGCTACGGCCAACAAGTTATCCCGATGGCGTTGCAACGTGTCATATGACGCACCGGACTCAGCGGCCTTTTTCTCTTCCTCGATGTCCTTGCGGCTTTTGCGAAGGTAGATAAAAACATCCAAGTTTCTCGGCCTATACATAAAACCACCTCTGACCTGGAATAGAACTCGCTATCACCATGTATGTAAAAAAAGAGGCAAATATGCGGACTAGCCGTATTTTATGTGATTCATCCGTTCTGTAGCGGTATAATTCGTGACTTTTAGCTGTTCCTTTGGTCCATATGCTGCAAATAGCGGATGATTTCTTGCTGTTCTTCATCCGTTAAATCTCCGTCAATAAACAATGAGCCATCATGTGCGACAGCGTACTCATGAAGCAGACTAAGATCGCTCTCCGCATCGCGGCCGACAGCGGCGACAACCGGCTCAGCCACTTGCATATGGCCGAAAAGCGCCTCATAAAACCGGTAGCTTTCCCATTGTTCCTTAAAGCGATTCCAGCGCCGTTTGGCGAACAGCGGCTCCACGCCAAACGTTTCGCTCAATATATAGACAATTTCTTTTTCTGTATGTGGGAGATCCAGCTCAAGCAGCATAAATGTCGGCACGCAAAAGTGCAGCGCAAAATTCGTCGCCTGGGCTTCTTGTAGCTGTACGAGGGAAGGGGGAAGCAGCATTTGATTCCCCGCATGGCGCATCACATGCCCAAGCTCATGTCCAAACTCCTGCCACTGTTGCTGGCGAGTGAGGCGCCGGTCGATGATAATGCTATACGCCCCGTTCCGTTCGATGGCCGTACTCCGGATGTCGGCAAAATGCAACCAGACGTTCAGCTTTGCGGCAATGTCGATCATGTCCAGCTGATGGGGCGATCTGATTGCTAAATGCTCATACAATTCACGAATATATTGTTCCAGTGGGGTGAACTGGTACGACGAGAAGTTCATGGGAATCACCTCACTTTTATTATAGGAACGTGTGTTTGGTATGACAATAGAAAAAGAAAAAAGCCTTAAAAAGGCTCAATGATCCTTAATCGAACTTAATCGAAAAAATTTACATAGATGATCTCTTTCATATGCTTCTACCTCTATACATTACAACGATATTTGAGACGAACAGTTGTTGACACCATATCTTATATATCTCAAATGATCACTTCATCCCAAAAATCATTTTCGTGCACGATAATAATTAGCGTGCCTTTTTTCCTCAACTCAATCGCCTTCTCCACTTTCCGGCCATAGCAGGCGAAGGCCCAACAGGGATTCCCGTCGCCACCTACGATCAGGTAGTTCGTATTCTTAGTGACATTGTTGTTGAATATTCCGCCCATCTCCTGAATGATGCGAGCAATTTCGTTGCGTGTTGCTTTGTGAGAGGCACCGGTGAAGGAAAACACTTTATTTTCGAATATGATTTCTGGATTTACAGCACATATGCCACTGATTGAGTACTGGCTTTGTAGAGATTTTATGTCGAACTCACGAATGTTGTGAGATACCTTTGTATCAATAAAGGTAGAAAAAAAGGCTTTCAGTAAGTTTTTCTCATCTTCACTGATAATCCCGTCCTGTTTCACACTAACCAGCAGGCTGTGGATTTCGTCAAAGGGATATGTTCCCCTCAAAAAGTCATGGTCATCAATCCAAGCAGACAGGTGTTCAATCTCCATGTCATTCAAAACATTATCTGCCATGATGCCATGGATAATCCCATGTAGCTGCTGTATAGATGAAGTGATGACATCATAATAGCTGTTAAAATCGTTCTCATTAATAATGTTGTTGCAAAGCCACAGAATATCTTCAATCTCCTCTTCTTCCAATTTGTTATCCAGTAAAGCTTGGTCAATTAACGGGATAATTTCGTTAAAAGGCGCTTTTTTTGCAAACCGTCTATGTAGGTTGCACCAATGAATGAGCTCAGCCATCTCATCTTCGTTTGTGACATGATCAGAACGGATCCCTTGGATAATGCCAATCAACGAGTTAATGGACTTATGCAATTCAGCCTTTGAAGTAAACATGCGATAGTCCTCAATTTCTTTGAATTGACTCATTTCCTCTCCCCCCATTTCACAAGAATAAAAAAAGACATCAATCCTCATGTCGTTGATGTCTTTTCTCGTTGCATATTCTTATTCATTGACTTCCCTTTTTACTATGTTGTTATTTTAAGTTGAAAGTTGGTTTACAAACTTAAGTATTCCTGGATGACTTTTTCGGCTTTCCCAACGTACTTTCGGTAGTCTTCCGTTGATTTTAAAGCCTTGTCAAAATCCTTGACGATCAAAGGAGACGCGAGTAGTAAGTCGTCAGGAGTCTGAATCAAAATGCGCGTGTGTCCAGCTTCACTTTTAGAAGCCGGTTCACAAATAACATTAGGGCAAAGATCAAGAATTTCCCTTTCTAATCGTTTGGAGAGCAAATATTTCTTTTTGCCTGTTAACTTGATCCGGGCAAATGAGTAAAATGCGTGTATGTCCAAATAAGTCGATGTTCGGGAATAACGAACAAGACTAGTGTCGCGGTTATGATCACTTAATATGCGCAGAACAATGTCATAAGCTCTTTTTTCATCATCGGAAAGACGAAATTTTTCCTCTCTCCGTTTTTGGCATGTTCGATAAACAGCGGCACAAGTCAAACAATCATCCAACGCGTGATGTGAACTCACCTCTAATTGTAACCACTGTTTCAGTGTTTCCAGCTGATGATTGGGCGTCTCCGGTATGTATTTTTTAGCCAATGTTAGCGTGTCAATGACGGGGTTGTTTGGCTTTTCTATTCCTAGCCGTCGAGCGTTGCTTAATAAAAACTTCATGTCAAAAGGAGCATTGTGAGCGATCAGTACATCATCCTTTAGGAATTGGATGAAATCCGGGAAGATCTCTTCAATTGTAGGAGCATCTTTCACATCTTTATCTGTGATCCCCGTAATGTCCGTTATTTTAGATGGAATGGGTCTTTTTGGGTTAACAAACGAAATAAAGTGTTCGATGGGCTCATGATTCCGAAATCGTATTGCCCCTATTTGGATAATAGCGTCTTTCTCTGCGTTTAATCCTGTTGTTTCAAAATCTAAAACTACGTAGTCGTCAGGAGTAAACGTCGCCTTTTGATAATTGTAATGGCCGTTTGAAGACGGTTCTGCTTTCCCATTTGGGTGGGTTGATGAGGGAAAGCCATATTCGACAGTTACGGATATCGGCGCGGAGTAAACTCCTGTACTGTTGTGATCTTCAGAAGAGAATTTCGTGTCATCTGTGTTGCCGAGATTATTTTTATTAACTGGAGTAACAACATCCTGTTTCTGTTTCGCTTTTTTCCCAAAAAGGCGTTGCAAAATCCCCATTGTTTCCTCTCCCCTAAAAGTAACAAGCTTATTTATCTTTTGTCTTCCGATCCCCTTCGCTCTTCAGGATCTCCCATATCTTGAGAAGCTGATCTCGTCGTTCCTCCGGCGCCTCTGCCAATTCCTTGAAGAACAGCCCCAGTTCCGGATCCTTAAGCTCCTCTGGAATGTCATCCTGCTCCGGTGGGTTCGGATGGTCAGTCCGGCCGAGGAGGTAGTCGGTGGTGACGTTGAAAAAGTCGGCGAGCTGTCTAACGAATTCAAAGGACGGTTCTCTTTCATCTCTTTCATACATTCCGATTGTACTCTCACCAAGCCTGAACTTATCGGCTAGGTCCTTTTGAGTCATATTCATCTTTTTTCGCAGGAAGCGAAGCCTTTTACCAAAAGTCATAATGATCACCTATCTCAAATTTTAACACAAAACGTGTGAGTAAAAACAAAATATTCTCCATAAAACACAAAAAGTGTTGACAGCACGTTTTGTGTGGTTTAAAATTTAAATCAAGAACACGATTTGTGCAGAAAAAGGAGTGACTTCATGATTGAATAAGCAGAAAATAGCAGAAACCTTAGTTAAACTGCGCGGTACCCGTTCTCGCGAGGAAGTGGCTAATGCTGTTGGAATAAGCGTCAGTGCGTTGCAAATGTATGAGAACGCTAAAAGGATCCCTAAAGATGAAATTAAGCTTAGAATAGCCCGATACTATGGGGTTCCGGTGGAGTCAATTTTTTTTAAACAATAACTGCACAAATTGTGTTTTTTTGATTCCCTCTATTCCCTTGCCTGCAAAGGAGGTGAGACAAATGACCAACTTAAATAAATACGTTATCATTGCTCGGTTGCACATCTTGATAAAGCAAGAAGGGTTTAGTGAAGCAGACCTCAAAGAAGCTGTTGATCTGCTTCACAAGGAGCTATTCCCAGAAGTTTGGGCAAAAACTAGCGCTTTGAATAACAAAGCTTAAGTTCTGTTAACGATTTGTTGAGAATCTGTTTTCCAATCTGCTTGGCATTTTTGTAGCTTTCAACAGCCCAAAGGTTATCAGCTTTCAAAAATAGCTCGATTGCTCCCATTGTGGGCTTAGTAGAGATAATGTCAGTAATATCCCTATACACATTGTTCTGGTCAGGAACCATAAGACAAATCTCATCCGCTTCTGGGTTGATACCGACAACAATATCATTGGCCAGCATAATGGTAACAGGGTAGTCCAAGTAATCATAAATCAAAATGTGTCTGCCGTTCGATGTGATGTGATCAACTGCCTTAGGTTCATACATTGATTAGTCACCCCCTTCCCACCGCATCATTCGACAGGGGGCAAGGAAAATCCTGCAAGGCAGGTGACAGCATGAACACCATTCAGGATCAATGGGCTATGGCCGAGCTGAAGCATCGGCTACTGGTGATCATCATGCAGCTGAAGGACGACCCGGCATTTACGAAAGACGACGCGGCGCTGGAGATCGCCAAGGTGCTCGATTGGCTGAACGAAACAGCGCCGGCCGTCGATTATCAAACAATGGTTAGACAGTATGCGAGGTGAAGCGAATGTCATCAAATGCCCCTCATGCTCCGCATAAACATGAACAAAGGGGGAATGCGGGCATGAAGGAATTCAAATACGGCAACACGACGGTGATCGTTCACTCCCCATTGGTACTCATGAGCCCAGAGGAGCGAAAGCAATGGTTTGAGCAAGAATGGCAAAAAGGCAATCCGATCCTGCGGCAAATCGCCGAGGCGATGCTGGATTGCTGCCGTTCTATGGATACTGTACCACAAAGTCTCAAGGATGATGGTAGAAAGGGGAGCAGGGAGGATGAAACGCGGTAGAGCGGCTGATGCGGTGAAAGAGGCGCGGCAGAAAACAGGGATGACGCAGCAACAGCTGTCGTTTGAAATCTACGAATCTCGTGAATCCGTATCGCACCAAGAAAATGGGCGATATCGGGTGCAGCCGAACATATCAAAATATTTCGCCGAAAAACATAACAATCCATGGGTGGCCCTCGAGGCGGCGGCGGAGTACACCGGATGGGGGCCGGTGAAGCTCGATGGGGATGCGGTTGACCTTCACCGGGCGAGCGTGACGATGAAAACGCGCGAGGAGCTCACAGAAGCCCTCGAGGCGATTGAAAGTGTCTGCGTGGCGAACCATCCGCGGTCGATTCGAGAGTTTGACAAGCAGCGCTTGGAAGAGGCAATGATGCAGGCGATCGACGCGATCGTTGCCCTTACGCAATACGTCGCGGTCATTTGCATGGACTACGGGTTCTCGTGGTGGAAGATGTGGCAAAAGCATCGGGCGAAGCTACAGGCGAAGGGGTTTATTCGACAATGACAAAGGGGGAGAAACCAATGTTTCAACTGCCAAATTTAGCGGAAATGACGGATCTGGAAGCTGTCCACTGGTATACAAGCGAGTTTTTGCGGCTTTCTCGTGAAAGAAAGCTCGACAGTGAATATGGGAAAGCGCTGCTCGAGTGGAAGAAGCAAATGAACGAACGCCTGGAACAATCGAGAAAGGAGTGGTGGTAATGCACGTGGTATGGGTAGCCAGTTCATTGATGACAGCCCGGGAAGTTCGGGAGGTGTGCGCTGAGTTGCGTAATCATCCGGAGTTGATGGAAGCCATTGAGCAAGAAGCCAAAGCAAAGCTTGTCAGCATGAAAGAAGCAGCAAGCCAAACGCTCACTGCTTCCTAAAAAACCAGCCCTATCCCAAACATATCATGTTGCCAACCAAAAGGCAAGCTCATGCTTGCCGACTGGAGTACAGGCGGCGGGTGTGCCCCCAGCCCGCAAGCGCTTGTGCTTCAGTCGGTGTGCATGAGCGCCGGCCAGGCCGAGCGAGAGCGGGCGACGATCCGAAAGGGGAGCCGCGCCACAATACATGTATGGTCATTGCGACGACGCCTGGAGATCATAACGAAGGAGGAATGGCGGTGATCCATATGATCGTTTACCAAGAGGCGGATTTGCGGCAAAAGGCATCAAGATGCATCGAGTACATACAGGAAGCGCTGCAAAACCGCGACTATGAAACGATGGCGATTGAAATATCCGAGTTGCAGTATTTAGTCAGACAGCTGCAAGAACTTGAACGAAAAGAAGCCCGGCGTCAGCAGTTGTTGAGCATTATACGAGATATGCAACGACGCGGCATTCAAATTGATTTTGTGAAGCTGGGAGAGGAGCGGAATGCGTGAATAAGCTTGATAAACATGAAAAAAGGCACATCCGGCTGCAAATCTGCGAACTTCTTGATTCGCATTGCCGCACATGCCCGGAACGGATCAAATATCGAAGCACCGTATGTTTGCAAGTTTGCCCGGTCAGCCAGGAGATGCGGCAACTGGCCGCCCTTCTTGAGGGTGATTCTCCGGCCGATCCCCAACCTAGAGAACCGGTTGTGGAACAGGCGCAGAACACACAAAAGCGAAAGGGACGGTGGTCGGCAGAGGAAGTGTTCTACCTTTGGCATCATCGCAAGGTATTGACGATTGATGAGCTCGCAAATCGGCTCAATCGAGAACCAAAAGCCGTCTATGAGAAGTTGAAACAACTGTTGCAAAAAGGCGGCATCTCTGATGCTGGTTGAGAAAGGAGGGCCGGAAGCTCCCATTCTACGATATGCTTCCAAGGCGAAGAATATGCTATTTGAAGTGGAATTTGTCGTGAAGGAAAACGGCCATTTCGAGACGATCCAAACAGCACTCGTCTACGCGCTCACTGTAACCGAGTGCCGGCGGATCGCCAACGAAATGGCCTCCGAGTTCGAAGTTGACGGGATTCAGTTTTTTATTTCAGAACTCTAGTTTTTATCATGCCATAGCAAAACAGCTTTTTCAAGGGGAGGGGATGACATGGCAACCTTGCTTTTAGATGATCAGCCGTTGGTGATTTTGCCACAACTCGCCGTGGCGATCGGACTGAACGAAAGCATCGTTGTTCAGCAGCTGCATTACTGGCTCGAGAAAAGCGAAAACGTCCATGACGGCTATAAATGGATCTATAACACGTACGAGGACTGGAGGGAGCAATTTCCCTTCTGGTCAGAAAGCACCATTCGTCGGATCATCACCAAGCTGGAGAAGATCGGGATCATCGTCTCGGCGAATTTCAATCGCTCGAGGATCGATAAAACAAAATGGTATCGGATCGATTACGACAAATTGGCTGAATTCACGTCGTCTAATCAAGATGAACAGACGACTGATCAAAATGACGTTTCGACTGTTCAAAATGAGCAGACGACTGACGAAATCGACAGTCCATCCGGTCAAAATGAACAGTCCATCTGTTCAAATTGGACAGACGAAGCGCTCAATTTGAACAGACCAATACCAGAGAATACTACAGAGATTACTACAGAGAAAAAAGAAGAAGTAGAAGAAGACGCGCGCGCGCATTCCTTCCGAGAGATTATTCAATTCGTTGAACAGAACGGCTTTGGCACCGTTGGCAGCTACATAGGGGAAAAGATCGTTTCTTGGGTCGATGATACGTCCGAGGAATTGGTCTTAGAGGCATTGAAAATCGCGGTGGAGAACGGGGCCAAGACATGGAAATACGTTGAAACCATTTTACGTGACTGGTTCGAAAAAGGCTATCGCACCGTTGACCAGGTGCGCGCTGCACAGCTGGCGTTTCGAGAACAGCAACTGAAAAAACGATCGGCTCCCTCCTCGTCTGGTGACGGTCGAAAAACACGAAAACCGGTTCGCACGGAGATCGTGCCGGATTGGCTGAACATGGATTACAGCCAGCCAGAAGACGACGACTTTGACGTCGAACAGGCGCGTCGAGAGCTTGAGGAACGCCTCAAAAAGTATAAAGACAATCCGGACGGGTGATGTCGATGGGATATCCGTTATGGCTCCGTTTGGAGTACCGGAATGAGGTTGGATCGGTGATCGGATTAACGGCCAGTGTGTGTTCAGAGGCGGATTTTTTTGACGTCCTCGAGCGATGCGGTGTGACAAGGAGCAACTTGCTGGCGGTGCGTATCAATGACAAGGATTATCCCATTTCACGCCTAGATGCTCTTTTTGCGAAGCTGCAAACGGAAGGGAGGGGATCGTTGTGATACTGATCAAGTACGTGCTCATACAACATTTGCGTCGTCAAGGCGTCTTTTCCGCAAGCGATGGCCGAGCACTCTCAAAGCTGACCTTAGAAGAGATTCAACGTGAATACGAACGAGCCGGAGGTGACCAGCATGGATTGGTCCAAGGCGACCATACGGCAGCTCGTGACCATTGTTCGCTATGAAGAATGCCCAGAAGTATATAAGCAACGGGCACGGCAAGAAATGAAACAACGATTAGGGGGAGAAGAGACCATGAAAAAACAACGTCAATCACTGCATGGTCCGGTGAAAATCAGTTATCTAACACCGGAGGAACTCGAAGCGTATCGGAATCGTCCGCGCAAATACTACGATGACGATAACCGACGAATCATTGACTGGCGCTGGCCGAGATCAAGGGGGACACGGCGATGAAACTGAAAAGACTATTCAAGCTGCAGAGGGAGTTAGACGAACGCATTGTGAAAGAGAAAGGACTTAGCGGGCAGGATTTGTTGCCAAACAAGGTTTTAGCTCTGCAAGTGGAACTTGGCGAGCTGGCGAACGAGTGGCAGATGTTCAAGTATTGGAAGGGAGATCCTCGACCAAGAACTGCATCACTCCGCAATCCAGCGCTGATGATGCCTGAGGATCAAGAATGGTATAACCCACTGCTTGAAGAGTATGTGGACTGCCTTCACTTTGCATTATCGATCGGCATTGAAACAGGCAACGACGATTTTACGTTTGTTATGCCAAATACAGACTCAGACATTATATACACATTTATTGAACTCAATGCAATAGCGGCAGAGCTATTAGATCGCCACTTAACGGGAACGCTTGTGGATACAGATATTTTGTACATTGACCTGCTCGAAAAGTTATTTGGATTAGGGAAACAGCTAGGTTTCACATTTGATCAAATTGAGGCTGAATATCTCCGAAAAAATGCGCTCAACCATCACCGCCAGGAATGCGGATATTGAGAGGTGGAGACTACAATGGATGCTCAGCATTGGCTGGATGAACTTAACAAAAATCAAATCCTCCGCAACGTGCAAAAGTTGCTCGAAACACAGACTGAAAAAGGGATTCATAAATATGGAACGACTTCGTCCCGTCACATTACACATTCATTGAATGGCTGGAGTATTTACAGCAGGAAATGATCGATGCCATTGTTTATTGTGAGGTATTGAAGTTTAAATATGCGCACTTAATAACGCTTGAAAAGTTAAATTCTGCTATGCGAGAGAGTGAACGCTAGATGAGGCGTCGAAAGCGGAAAGCTAGATGGTATTTGTTATATCGTAAAGAAAATCGCGATGTGGTTTATGTATATGAGCCATTGCGCAAGTATGAGCTACAAAGCAGACTCCGACGCGGATGGACAGTTATTGAATGAGACAAAAAAAGCCGGGATCCCTCCCGACAGCCTCAACATCATTATATCACAGCGGAGGGATCCAAGTGAGAAGAGCGCAAGAATTGCAGATTGATATAGATAACATGACTGTTTCACATCCCGTTGTTCCTGGAAAGGTGCTTGTCGTTGTGATTGACGGCGTGCAAGGGAAGGCAAAAGTAGCAGAAGCAGTTGAGCATGGATATACGATCATCGAAACGGCGAAAGGCAAGACGGCGCGGATTAAGTATGAGGAAAGCGAGTTGTTTTAATGCGGCAGCGGGAGGAAAAACTGGATCGAGAATTGATTGGTAAGTTGGCTTATAAAAAACGCGGGTTTTTTAGTGGATTGATCGGCATAGTTCAAGAAAATAATAACGGGGTCACACCATATAAGCTCGTTTTTCAATTCGGAGCCGCAGTAGGGATTCAGGGGAAGGATGACATCGTCATTGTCGGTGAAGAGGATAGAAAAAATATCACGGAAAAGTAAATTCTGCTTCATTTTTGAGAGATAGTGGTCTAGTTTACGGGAGGGATTTTCGATGAATCAATTGCAAAAAGTGTTTATTTACAGCGGCAGTCAAGTACGAACGATTATAAAGGATGATGAAGTTTGGTTTGTAGCTAAAGATGTTTGTGATATACTGAACCATTCTAATCATAAAATGGCGGTATCTAGGCTTGATGAAGATGAGGTAAATAAAGTTTACCTCATCGATTCATTAGGGCGCCAACAGCAGACAACCGTTGTAAACGAAGCAGGACTATATTCTTTGATACTTACAAGTAACAAACCAGAAGCGCGTCAATTTAAACGTTGGATTACGCACGAGGTTATTCCGACCATACGAAAAACTGGCGGCTATGTAGCGAATGACGATTTGTTCGTCGAAACCTATCTAAAACATGCTGACGAGCAGACAAAGCTTTTATTCCGCGCTACATTAGAAACGGTCCGGAAACAAAATGAACAGATCGCGGCGATGCAACCGAAAGCCGACTACTTTGACGCACTCGTTGATCGGCGGTTGTTGACAAACTTTAGGGATACGGCCAAGGAACTGAAAATCAAACCAAAGGCATTTATCGATTGGCTGTTGCAGAAAAAGTATATATATCGAGACCAAAAAGGAAAGTTGAAGCCGTATGCTCAATACGTACCGTCCTTATTTGAGTTGAAGGAGTGGGAACGAAATGGACGAGCTGATGTGCAGACGCTCGTGACGCCGAAGGGACGAGAAACGTTCCGAATCTTGTTACAAAAAGCAGCTGTTTTGATATAATGGAATCAAAACCAAATATGTCCAAGACCGAGAGCGTGAGGACACTGATGATGCAGGGAGATCCCTGTATGATTGGTGTCCTCTTTTCTTTTGCGATGAAAGGGGAGGGAAAACGGATGCGCACCATGCAGGATCAAATGCAAAAATGGATCAAGGCTAACAATATGACCTATCGGCCAGAGCGGAACCGGAAAGAACGGAAGCATAAACGGAACAAGGAGCGGATGACGGAGCGGGAGATTAAGGAGCTGATGGGCGTCTGCCGTCCGGTGTATCGGCGCGGCAAAGGCGGCGCATTCCGCCAGCGATAGGAGGGAGAACGTTGAGAGAGTTCATGTTGCCAGAGATTGATCGCGCGGCTACTAAAAGGGCGGTGGAGGCGGCGCTGGAGAAATACCGGGTCTACCTGCTGACGCTTCGGCTCGACCAAATGCCAAGAGTCACACAATGTTATTCACTTGTTCCTGCGCCGTCCAATCAGTTTCGCTCCTCGACAGAGAGCATCGCAATCCGTAACGTCGATTATGAGCGTGAGCGAGACGAGTACATCCGGCGGATTACAAGTGCGGTGAATCGTCTAAGCAAATGGGAGCGTGCCATTATTGTCCGACGATATATGTCATGGGAGGATGTATACGACTATGAAGTGTATCCTGAGCTTGGCATGAGTGAACGGAAGTATTACCGGCTGAAATCGAGAGCATTTTACAAGCTCGCCTTTGCTTTAAAAATCGAAGTGTATCGCGAGGAAAAAAGCGAGGTGACTCTATCGTGAACTTTGTACAGCCGATTCGCAATCCGGAGAAGATTGCAGCCATGAAGAAATATTTGCTGCAGCGAAACAAACGCAACTACATCCTATTTGTCCTCGGTATCAACACAGGACTGAGAATATCAGACCTATTGCAATTGAAGAAGGAAGATTTGCTGCAGACGCATTTGAAACTGCGGGAAAAGAAGACGAGAAAGGAGAAGCGGATCCGGATCCCGCCGTCCATTCGAAAGGAGCTGATTGAATACGCCAAAACGCTCAAGGATGGCGAATATGCCTTTCGAAGTCGGCAGGGCGGCAACCGGCCCATTGATCGTTCGACGGCCTATCGCATTTTGCGGGAGGCGGCTGAATACGTGTCACTGGATGAGGTGGGAACGCATACACTCCGAAAGACGTTTGGCTACCATTTTTACCAGCAAACGAAAGACGTGGCCATGCTGCAGGAGCTTTTTAATCATTCCAGCCCTCACATTACGCTGAAGTACATTGGCGTCAACCAAGATGCGATGGATAAGGCGATGCTGAAGTATAAAATTTAATTTTTTACCCTGTAGTACATCATAAAAAAGCATGTGGTGCACTCATAAAAGAAAAGGTCTTGAGGCTAGAACTATCAAGGGGTTGAGCCATTCGGCGAGTGCATCAGTCTGTAAATTGAAGTGAAGTCATGGAGGGAAAGCAAGTGCTAATCGAGGAAGCGAAAAAGCGGATCGAATACTTGCAGGATTACATTCGGAAAATCGAAAGCTACACACCGACTACAATGGAAGAGGAAGCCGTCTACTTATATGTGCAGTTGGAGAGCGTCACAAAGGTGGTGCAGGAGCTAAACAAGAAAGGCTACCGGATCGGGAAGCGGAAGCTGACCACAGTGGACGTATCCAACATTATTCGCGGTAAGCCAAAAGACGAAATGCACGAGATGGCCAAACGGTTGTTTACGAAAAATAGGAAGCGAGGGAGTCGGCATTGGTGAGGTAAAGTTAACATAATAGTGGCAGAAAAAAGACAGATTTTTGGCTGATTGTTTGGCCGTAGGGGTGATATGATGGTAGCATAGGGCGGGTTGAACCAAAGCCTGAGATTCCCCTTCACCTGACGTCACTCCGATCGGGGTGGCGTTTTTATTTTGCTTTGGGGTGAGGAGAATGAAATTACATGAGCGTTTGTCAGATAAAGAAATTAAGAAGCTAAAGAGCGTGGCCAAGAAGAAAAAGACTAAAAAGAAGAAGGAAGAGAAAATTAACTGGCATGAGATAATGGGTACTAACCGTCCTAGATATAAACGTGTTCGTGGGGCGATTAGGCGTAAATAATATCGAGATTTGACGAGAAAATGATGTAGGAATTTAACTCCTTTTGTCGAATTGAGTAGACGGAAGGAGGATTAGCATGGATAAGTTTGATATTAGTAAATTTAACATTAATCCACTGTCAAGTGTTAATGAAATGGTAAGAAAGCAGCGAGACGAACTAAATAAAATATTTGAAGAAGTAGGAAAATCAAATATGGAAAGAAAAGAAAGAGAAATAAGAAGTATCGAATTGCAAGAAACTTTAGTAGAACAAAGTAACGAATTAAAAAAATTAAAAGAAATAGAAATTAATTTTCTGAAAAGCATGAGTGAAGACACAAGTAAAATAGTGAACTTACTTAAAAGTTTAGAAACGATAAATACAACAAACGGAAAAATAATAGAGGGTAATATGTTAGAAATTGAAAGACGATTAGACGAAATAATAAAAAATACTAGTCCTGATAAATTACACGAAGTATTTATAAATGAAATTAGAAACCAAATGGTTGATAAAGGTGTTAACTTTGCCCTTCAATTTATGATCTCAGGGCTTAAAGCATTAATTGCTAGTGGAAATTAAGCATCCTTCGGGGTGCTTTTTTTATTGGAGTTGATAGCATGAACTTCTACAAAACAAAGCAATGGAAAAGGAAACGTGAAGCGATACTGCGACGGGATGAGTATCTATGCCAAGAGTGCAAGCGATACGGAAAGACGACACCAGCGAAGATAGTACATCACATTATACCATTCGAGCAAAGGCCGGATTTGAAGCTGCACAACGATAACTTAGTCAGCTTGTGCTTTCAATGTCATGAGCAAATGCACAACAAGATGACGAACGAGCTGACAGACAAGGGATTAGAGTGGGTGGAAAGAGTGGAACGGAAGTTGAGATAATCCCCCCCACCTTCCAGTCAGCAGGAAGCCGACAGGGGACCGGCCAGGGGGCAGACATTTCCAATAGCGCGGAATTTTTTCAGAAAGGGGTGATAACGTGGCCAAAACGAAAAAAGCGTTCATTTCAGAGATTAAACGACAGATGAAATCGCTCGGCACGTACAAGAAGGAATATGACCGCATGATCGAGATTTTCGCCGGGATGCTCCATCAGTATTATGTGTTCGAGGAACAATTTGCCGAGAGTGGGTACAAGATCACGGAGCTTTACACAAATAAAGCCGGAGCAACGAATGAACGAAAGACACCCCTTTACACTGCGATGGAAAGTTTGCGAAAGGATATCGCTACGTATTCCGATCGACTATGCTTAAATCCGAAGGCGTTGGAATCCATCACAATCGAGCAGCAAAACAAATCAAAACTCGCCCAAGTTTTGAGTGAGTTGTCATGAAAAAGAAGTTTAAAAACTATGATGCGGTGATGGAGTACGCCAAAAGCATAGTCGAAGGTCGTAAGGTGGCTTGTCGCGAGCTGATCCAGGCGGCCAAACGATTTTTTAAAGACTTGGAGAATCCAAAATATGATTTCAATCCGAAAGAAGCCGAGTTTGTCATTCAAATCATCGAAAAAACATTCGTCCATAAACAAGGCGAGATGCTAGACGGCACACCGTTGCTTGGTAAGCCGTTCTTGTTACAGGATTGGCAGAAGTTTATCGTTTATAACTTGCTAGGTTTTTATCATAGAGGCACGAAAATCAGACGCTTCAAGGAAGCGTTTATTTATATTCCACGCAAAAACGGCAAAACATCGTTTATCGCTGCGTTAGCTTGGGCGCTGGCATTATTGGAACGTCAATCAGGAAGTAAAATTTATATCACCAGCGCAGCGCTACAACAATCGTTGCAGTCGTTTGAATTCATCTTGTTCAATTTGCGGCAGATGGGTGAGGAACAAAACTTCCGCATTCTCAATAACAACCAAGAACACAGCATCAGCGCCGAGATTGGCGATGGTTCGATATACATTCGGGCATTAGCAGCAAATCCGGATAAACAAGATTCCCTCAACTGTAACATCGGAATTGCCGATGAAATCCATGCCTATAAAACGCCAAAGCAATACAACATCATTAAAGAGGCGATGAAAGCCTATACGAACAAGCTCATGATCGGGATTACAACGGCCGGTGATGACATGACGTCGTTCTGTTATCAACGCTTGCAATACTGCAAAAAGATTCTTGATGAAACCGTAACGGATGAAGCGTATTTTGTTTTCATCACAAAAGCAGATGAGGACGAAAACGGAAACGTGGATTACACCAATCCGATCGAACACGAAAAGGCCAATCCTAACTATGGAGTAACGATTCGCCCGGAAGATATGATGAATGACGCTTTGCAAGCACAAAATGACCCACAACAGAGGAAAGACTTTCTGGCGAAGTCATTGAATATCTATACGTCGCCGATGAAGGCATATTTCAACATCGACGAATTTAAGAAGTCTGACCGGAAATATGACTGGACAATTGAACAGCTTGCGAAGCTCAACATCGACTGGTTTGGTGGTGCGGACCTTTCCAAATTGCACGACTTGACCGCAGCGGCGCTTTACGGAAACTACAACGGCGTCGATATAGCAATCACTCATGCGTGGTTCCCGATCGTAGCTGCGACGAGAAAGGCCGAGGAGGACAATATTCCGTTGTTCGGATGGAAGGATGACGGATGGCTTACTATGACAAATACGCCTACCGTCAACTTTTCAGATATCGTCAAGTGGTTCGAAAACATGCGGGCAAAAGGGTTCCGTATCAAACAAGTCGGTTTCGACCGGAAGTTCGGCCGGGAATTCTTTATGGAAATGAAGCGTAAACGATTCAATATTGTCGATCAGCCGCAATACTATTACAAGAAATCAGAAGGATTCAGGCGGATTGAAAAGCAAGTCAAAGACGGTAAGTTTTATTATCTCCATTCGCAGGCGTTTGAATATTGCGTGCAAAACGTTCACGCCATCGAGAAAACGGATGACATGGTGCAATATGAGAAAATCGAGGACAAGCATCGCATTGATATTTTTGACGCAACTGTATTCGCGGCCATTCGAATGCTTGAAAATATGGAGAAGTCGGCAACGGCAACGAAATGGCTGAAAGGGGGCTGATGGAATGGGATTTTTCGAGCGATTGAGACGAACAAAGCGCAAAAGTAAGATCAGGGCGGACACTCAAACATATGTCGGCTTGTTCATGAGTGGTGAGGACACATCCATACTTATTCCAGGATACACAAGATTGAGCGACAATCCAGAGGTGAGGATGGCGGTTCATAAGATTGCCGATCTCATCTCGTCGATGACGATTTATCTCATGCAGAATACAAAGGACGGGGATATCCGCATCCGTAATGAGCTGTCGCGCAAAATTGACATCACTCCATATTCGCTCATGACAAGAAAGTCATGGATGTACAATATCGTGTATACGATGCTGCTAGATGGTGAAGGGAATAGTGTGGTGTTTCCAAAGTACACGGCTGACGGGCTGATTGATGAGTTGGTACCGTTAGCGCCGTCGAAGGTAAACTTCTTGGACACACCGGATGGATACCAGGTTTTATACGGGGGGCAGACATTCAACTATGATGAGGTTTTGCATTTCATCTACAATCCGGACCCAGAACGCCCATACATCGGGCGAGGGTATCGGGTGGTATTGAAGGATATTGCGGATAACCTAAAGCAAGCAACGGCAACGAAAAAAAGTTTTATGAGCGGGAAATACATGCCTTCGCTCATTGTGAAGGTCGACGCGGCCACAGCAGAGCTTTCGAGTGAAGAAGGCCGGAATGAAGTGTTTAAGAAATACCTTCAAGCCACGGAGGCGGGGCAGCCTTGGATCATCCCGGCCGAGCTGTTAGAGGTGGAACAAGTCAAACCATTATCCCTTAAAGATATTGCGATCAACGAGGCGGTCGAACTGGATAAGCGAACCGTAGCTGGCATGTTTGGGGTGCCAGCTTTTTTATTGGGCATCGGGGAGTTCAACCGGGATGAGTACAACAACTTTATCAATTCGACTATCTTGCCGATTGCAAAAGGAATCGAGCAAGAATTGACGAGAAAGTTGCTTATCAGCCCGGATCTTTATTTCAAGTTTAATCCACGAAGCCTATACGCTTATGACCTTAAAGAGCTGGCGGAAGTCGGTTCAAATATGTATGTACGTGGCATTATGGAGGGAAATGAGGTCCGTGATTGGCTGGGGCTTTCGCCGAAAGAAGGATTGAGTGAGTTGGTGATTCTCGAAAACTATATCCCTCTCGACAAGATTGGAGACCAAGCCAAATTAAAAGGTGGTGAGGATAGTGGAGCGAACGGTCAAACAGACTAGAAGTCTGCAAACAAACATCACCGCGACACGAGCGGAACAAGATGACGAGATGTATATCGAGGGATACTTCGCGGTGTTTAACCGTGAAACCGAATTATTTCCAGGCGCTTTTGAAGAAATCGCACCGGAAGCGTTCAACGACACGTTGAGCAACGACATTCGTGCGTTAATCAATCACGATACGTCACTAGTCCTCGGTCGCAACAAAGCCGGAACGCTAGAGCTAAAAGTGGACAGCCGGGGCTTGTGGGGACGGATTAAGATTAATCCCCGCGATAGTGATGCGGTTAATCTGTACGAACGTGTCAAGCGTGGTGATGTCGATCAATGCTCGTTTGGTTTCAACATCATTGAAGAAGAAACCGAGTTCCGGGATGACGGCACAGTAAAGTGGCGACTGAAAAAAGTCGACCTCCATGAGGTATCGGTGGTTACGTTCCCGGCTTATGAGGATACAAGCGTACAAGCAAGAATGCGAGAATACGAGCAGCATAAGAAGCGGCAACTAGAACAAAGAAAATTACAGTTAAAGGAGCGTGTGAGAAATGGCGTTACGTCAATTAATGTTGGCCAAAAAAATTGAACAACGTAAAGCTGCATTGGACGAGCTCGTAAAGCGCGAGCAAGAACTGCAAGCGAAGGCAGCGGAGTTGGAACAAGCGATCGAGGAAGCGCAAACCGAAGAGGAAGTCTCAGCGGTGGAGGAAGAAGTCGCGAAGTTGGAAGATGAGCGCAACGAACTGAGCGAGAAAAAATCGAAACTCGAAGGCGAGATCGCTCAATTAGAGGGCGAACTCGAACAGATCAACAGTAAACAACCTTCGAATCAATCCCGTCAAAAAACACAAGAACCGAAAGGAGATGTGGCAGGAATGAATCGTTTACAAGTTCGCGAGATGTTAAAAACCGGTGAATACTACAAACGGAGTGAGGTTGTTGAGTTTTACGAGAAATTCCGCAACCTCCGCGCGGTGGCCGGCGGGGAGTTAACGATTCCGGAAGTAGTCGTCAACCGTATCATGGATATCATGGGCGACTATACGACGCTGTATCCATTGGTTGACAGAATTACGGTCAAAGGCACAGCTCGCATTTTGATTGACACAGACGATTCTCCAGCTACTTGGATGGAGCAAGCCGGTACGCTTCCACAAGGTGACGTTGGTACGATCGTCGCCGTTGATTTCGATGGATTTAAAGTTGGTAAGATCACGTTTGTTGATAACTACTTGATTCAAGATTCGATTATTAACTTGGATGACTACGTAACGCGCAAAATCGCTCGTGCTATTGCTAAAGCGATTGACCAAGGAATTGTAAAAGGACAGGGGGCAGCCAACAAGCAACCAACAGGTATCATTCCTTCGTTACCTGCGTCGAACCAAGTTACGGTCGAAGCCAATGGAGACTTGGTCAAAAACTTGGCTAAACAAATCGGTCTGATTGACACGGGTGAAGATGCTGTTGGGGAAATCGTTGCTGTTATGCATCGGAAAACATACTATAACCGTTTGGTAGAATTCAGCATCCAAGTGGACGCACAAGGGAATGTCATCGGCAAACTCCCGAATTTGCGTCAACCGGATTTCTTGGGGTTGCGCGTCGTGTTTAACAACTTCTTGGACGAGGATACTGTTTTGTTTGGTGATTTTAGCAAATACACGCTCGTTGAACGTGAAACGATTACACTTGATACTTCGGTTCATGTGAAGTTTGCTGAAGATCAAACGGCATTCCGAGGGAAAGGACGCTTCGATGGAAAACCAGTGAAACCAGAAGCGTTTGTTCTTGTAACGATTACGGACCCAGTTCAAGGAGCGTAATTTTGAAGAGGTGATATAAATGCCTAAATATGTAGTGATTAAGGATTTTAAGGATTTGCAGGACCGTCAACATATCTATCGCGTTGGCGATACGTATCCACGGGAAGGGTATAAGCCGTCAAAAAAGCGTATCGAGGAATTGCTGGGGAATGAAAACCGAATTGGCGAGCCTTTAATTGCTGAAGTGGATGAGGAAGAAGGCGATGAATGATGGACATCGCTACGATTGTTAGTTTAGTGAAAGAGCGGCTCGGCATCCGTACGACGGTGCGTGACACGTATATCACTGCGATCGTTGAGGGTGTCGTAAAAGAACTTGAAGACGAAAAAGGGTTGGTGCTGGATGGTGCCAACCCTTATCATTTGATGTTTGTCGTTGATTACGCTACGTGGCGCTATCAAAGTCGTGACAGTGATGGGGCTATGCCGCGTCATTTGCAATATCGTCTGCACAATTTAATGATTCATGCTGGCGGTGTTCAAAATGACGTATGACAATGAGTTGGTGTTAATTGCACAGGAATTTGTGGAGGATGAAATCGGCAATCAGATGCCAATCGAAACGCGAAAAACTGTCCTATGTAACGTGAAATCGGTTGGCAGAAATGAATTCTACAGCGCTGCCACGTCCGGGCTGCGCCCGTCTGTTGTGTTTGTCGTCCACAGATATGAATACAGCGGTGAACCGGAAGTGGAGTTTGAAGGGATAAGGTACCGGGTAATCCGAACATATGCTGTTGATTTTGAGGAAGTAGAACTCACTTGCGAGAGGGTGCTCGCCTATGGCTAAGATAAAAATCGGCAGGCTGGCGGATGAGATCACAAGCCAGTTACGAAGATATTCGCAAGTTATAGCCGACGATGTAGAACAAATCATGGATGATGTAACAAAAGAAGCGGTTGGCCGGCTAAAGAGTAAAATCCAAGAAGTTGGATTGGTACAGACGGGCGACTATATGCGCGGATGGACAAGGAAGCGAGTGCCGAACGGGTGGGTGATCCATAACAAGACCGAATATCGGCTGGCTCATTTGCTGGAATACGGACATGCCACAGTGGATGGCGGCCGGGTTCCGGGTACGCCGCATATACGTCCAGTTGAGGAATGGCTTGAAAAAGAATTCGAAGATCGTGTCGAGAAGGCGATTAAACAATGAAGCTGACAGAGTTGGACGATATGCTCAAGGCGACAGGATTTCCGGTGGCGTATTCACATTTTTCTAAGCCCCAAAAACCGCCGTTCATCACGTATGTTGTCGCTTATTCATCGAATTTTGATGCCGACGACCAAGTATATCATGAGATCGAAAATATCCAGATTGAACTTTACACTACAAAAAAAGACTTTGCTGCCGAGGAAAAGGTCAAAGCCGTTTTGAATGCCAACAACCTTGTTTATGAGACGTCAGAAACTTATATTCCGTCCGAAAAACTATATCAAAAAATATACGAGGTGAGGTTATTATGACAACGCCAACGACCAACAAAATTAAGTACGGTTTGCGCAATGTCCATTACGCACCAATCACGGAAGACCCGGTTACCGGAGCGATCACATACGGGACGCCGAAGCGCATTCCGGGGGCCGTTTCGTTAACATTGGAACCTGCTGGCGAAACGTTTGATTTTTATGCCGATGATTCTGCTTATTATAGCGAAGCGACCAATAATGGATATGATGGGGAACTGGAAGTGGCCAACCTAACCGATGAGTTTCGTATCGACGTCCTTGGTGACACGTACGAAAATGGCGTGATGTACGAAAACGCGGACCAAGTCACGAAGCCATTTGCTTTGTTGTTTGAGTTTCAGGGGGATAAGAAAGCGAAACGACATGTCCTGTATTACTGCAAAGCAAGCCGTCCGACTGTCGCAGGGCAAACCAAAGCAGAAAACACAGAGCCGCAAACGTCTACATTGAATTTCACGGCTCGTCCTCGCCCGGATACGAAAGAGGTAAAAGCTGATACGACTCCAGAGATTGACCAAGCATTGTACGATAGCTGGTATACACAAGTGCACGTAAAAGGTGCGACAACGGGGGCATGATGAATGGAGAAAACACTAGTGATTGACGGCAAACAGGTTCGCTTCAAGTCCAATGCGGCAACGCCGTTGCGCTTTAAAGCACAATTCGGGAAAGACTTTTTCAAAGAAATCTACAAATTGAATGCAATTGGGGAATTGACGGATAAGGATGGCCATTTCAACTATGAAGTGCTGGAAAAGCTGGACTTTGACTTTTTTTACAATATCATCTGGACGTTGGCTAAAACAGCGAATCCGTCTATTCCCGACCCGATTACGTGGCTAGATCAGTTTGATGAGTTTCCGCTCATGGAGATTATTCCAGAATTACAGGACCTGATAATTGCCAGCATTCAATCTAAAAAAAAGTAGACGATGACGAGGAAACGCCCGGTGGTGATGAACTCACCACTGAGGCGTTTTATTTTTTATGTCGGCGCTGTGGGTTGCAGCGGGATGACTTTGAAGATATGACAATTGCCATGTGTATCGACTATATCGAGGAATACATCCAGACAATGATCGAACCAAAACACGTTCGAGAAGCGACACAAGCGGATTTTGATGCGTTCTAAAGGAGGTGAGGCGTATGGCGGACCGTATCAAAGGGATTACCATCGAGATCGGCGGCGATACGATCGGTTTACAGAAGGCGTTGCAAGACGTCAACGCCAAAAGCCGTGAGTTGTCGAAAGAATTGCGAGATGTGGAACGCTTGCTCAAGTTTGATCCGGGCAACGTCGAGGCCGTGGCTCAAAAACAACGAATTCTCGTACAACAGATTGAGGCAACGACCGAAAAGCTGAACCAATTGCGCTCCGCGCAAAGCCAAGTGGAGGAACAGTTCCGCAAGGGAGAAATCGGAGAACAGCAATATCGGAACTTTCGGCGGGAAATCGAATACACGGAAGCGCAGCTCGACAAATATAAGCAATCTCTGCAAGCTATTAAGGACGAGCAAGAAGCGGTCGGAACGGCGACAAAACGCCTAGAAGCATTTTTTAAAGCAACCGGCAAGAGTGTAGATGACTTCGCCGATACACTCGGAAGCAAGTTAGTCAATGCGATCAAAAGCGGAAAGGCATCATCTACACAACTAGAAGAAGCGTTGGATAAAATCGGACAGGCGGCACTGGGAGTAAACGCTGACCTGGACAAAATGCGCCAGGCGCTCGATCGGCTCGCAAGTGGAGCGAAGCTAGATAAAGTTAAGAAAGACCTCGACGAGATTGCCAAAGCGGCGAATAGTGCCGAAAAGGATGTGCAGGGACTAGGCGAGATGCTTTCCGGTGTTGCTGGCGGACTTGCGGCCGGCGGAGGGCTAGCAGGGGCGATCAACCAGGCGTTGGATACCTCCAGACTAAACACAAAAATTGATATTTCGTTCAATGTGCCGGAGGAATCGAAAAAGGTCGTAAAAGATGCCGTCAACACAATTAAGGCATATGGTATTGATGCGGAAACGGCGCTTGAGGGCGTGCGGCGTCAGTGGGCGCTGAATGCTGACGCCAGCGATGAGGCAAACCAAAAGATTATTGAAGGTGCCGGCATGATTGCTTCTGCCTATTCAGACATTGATTTCACCGAACTGATCCAAGAAATCAATGAAATTGGCAGCGAGCTCAAGATTTCAGATGAACAGGCGCTCGGCCTAGTCAATAGCCTTTTGCAGATCGGATTCCCGCCCGATCAATTGGATATCATCGCAGAATATGGCCAGCAGTTGCAACGAGCTGGCTACGATGCTCAGGAAATTCAGGCGATTTTTGCGGCGGGCATCGAAACGGGTACGTGGAACATTGATAATCTCTTGGACGGGCTGAAGGAGGGGCGGATTCGCCTTGCCGAGTTTGGCCAGGGCGTTGATAAGGCGACGGCCGAACTCCTTGAAGGGACGGGCATATCGACGGCACAGCTTCAAGAGTGGGGCCAAGCGGTCGCGGCAGGCGGGGAACAAGGGAAAAAAGCGATGTTTGAAGTCGCACAGGCGCTTGCCGGTATCAAAGATGAGACAACACAGAATGCGCTCGGTGTGAAAATTTTCGGTACAATGTGGGAAGACCAGGGCACAAACATCACCGAGACCATCCTCAATATGAATAAGCACTTGGCGGATGCGAAAAACAACCAAGATTTGTTCAATGATTCAATATCAAAAATTAATGCTAACCCGGCCGTAAAGTTTCAAAAGGCGATTGGCGACCTAAAAACGGCGCTAGAGCCTCTGATGTCAGTCATCGCTTCTGTTGTCGGGGCTATCGCTAGCTGGATGTCAGCTAATCCGCAGCTATCTGCAACAATCACTGCCATTGTAGGCGCTGTCGGCATTTTTTCGGGCGCGCTCATGGCATTGGCGCCCATTTTATATTCAATACAGAATGCCCTCCCAATCATCACAAAGATGCTGCCACTGCTAGGGAATGCATTTAAGGCCATGACCGGACCGATCGGCCTTGCGGTTACGGCGCTTACACTGCTTGTTCCGGTGATTATTAAGAACTGGGAGCCAATCAAAGAGTTTTTCGCTAAGTTGTGGGACGGAATCAAGGGCATTTTCGAAACGGCCGTCAACGCTATTGGGTCATTTTTGAGCAGCGCGTGGGAGGGCATAAAAACAGCGATTGTCGCTGTATGGGAAGGCATAAAAACAGCGGCACAAGTGGTATGGGATGGCATAAAAGTCTATTTCGAGACGGTCTTAAACATCTATAAAACCATTTTCGTTACAGTTTGGAACACAATCAAAACGGCAGTCGGCGCGATTTGGAACGGGTTAAAGGCCGCGGCAACCACGACTTTTGAGGCGTTGAAAAATTCCATTTCCGCCGTTTGGAACACGATTAAGCAACTCACTTCCACCGTGTGGAACGCGATCCAAGCCGCCCTAACGACGGCGTGGAACGCGATCAAATCAGCCAGCGAGACGGTGTTTAACGCAATTAAAACAACGATCAGCACAGTGTGGAATGCCGTTAAAACGGTGACATCGACAATTTGGAATGGCATTAACGGGCTGATTTCTACTTTACTAAACAATTTGAAACGAGATATTAGCAATGTTTTTAACCTAATCAAAAACATCATCACGACTGTATGGAATACGATTAAATCCCTGACATCCAGCGCGTGGAATAGCATTAAGAGCTTTGTCATGACTCCGGTAAATGCCATTCGCGATGCTGTTCCATCAGCTTTCGAAACTATGAAAAACAAGATATCGAGCGTATTGGAAGGAGTAAAAAACGTGATAAAAGCACCGCTGAATGCCGTGATTTCAATGATAAACAGTTTTATCGGGCGCATAAATGGGCTTAAAATTCCCGACTGGGTTCCGGGAGTAGGTGGAAAAGGAATCAACATTCCAAAAATCCCGATGCTGGCGAAAGGAACGGACTATTTCCGCGGGGGCTACGCGATTGTAGGAGAGCAAGGACCAGAGCTGGTGCAGCTGCCACGCGGCTCGAAAGTATACCCGAATAGCGAGACGCAAGCCATGTTAGGCGGCACGATTGCGATCAACATCCAAAACATGACCGTTCGGAACGATACAGACATCGAGAAAATATCACGGGAGTTGTATACACTGATTGAACGGTCAAAACGAAGCAGGGGATTGCGATGATGTGGTTTGAATTCGATGGGGTTCGCTCGGGCGATTTAAACATCCGTGTTTTACGTTTTCGAAACCCAGCCCTCCCCGAATTTAGCGATCACTACGAGTACGTACCCGGGCGTGACGGGGCGCTTGTGTTTCCTCAAACGTTCGGTACACGTGAAATCGAAATTGATTGCCTGCTATTGCATGAATCTAGGGAAAAGAGGATACAAGCGGTTCGCGAACTTTCTCGGTTGTTCGCTAGACAAGAAGGAACGCTTGTCATCAGCGACGAACCGGACGTGTATTATGTCGGGAAATTAGCTGGAACGTTTCCCCTTGACACTCACAAGACGCTATCGAGCTTCACGCTTGTTTTTCGATGCCAGCCGTTCCGGTACGCAATTGATACCCGAGAGTTGACGTTCGACATGGAATCGAACAGCGTGCAGTATATCTCTAACGGCGGAACAGCGGAAACCTACCCAACGATCGTGATACGTGCGGCGTATGGAGAAATTCAAAACCCGAAAATCACAATCAATGACAAATATCTGCTATATAATGGCATTCTAACACCTAACTCAACAATTGAGATCAGCACGGAAAACTTTTTAGCAACAAAAAGCATGGAACGCGATATTGTGACGACTGACGCATACGACAGCGCAGAGGACAATATTTTGGCCTATATTGACGGCGAATTCGGGGCGTTTTTTCCTGGCGGGAACACTTTTGCATATAGCAGCACTAATGGACAACGAGCCCGAATTCGTCTTATATGGAAGGAACGTTTCTTATAAAAGGGGGGCATGCTCGTGGCACAGCAAAATGGACGTCTAAATACCGATTTAGATAATAAGCTGACCTCGTCGTATTACGATGGCGCCAAGTGGCACATGTTTATTAAGGCATTAAATGCCGATATTGAAGCACTGGGATCGACAACAGATCCGGCTACTGCCTCGACTGTCATCGGCCTATTAAAATCCTTGGTTGCAAAGTTACCATCATCTCTACAAAACGATGCGATTAAAGCAGTTTTAACAACGTCACTGCCTGCAGGGACAAATAAAATCGGATCTGTGGACATCGCGAACAATCCAACGGTACGGGTAGACAGCAATACGCCAGTAAATGTAAACGTACAGAATCAACCTACTGTCAAGGTTGACGACGCAACACCGATCAATGTGGCGATCAATGGCGGTGGCTCTATGGACGTGAATGTAACCAACACAGAGCCGATCCCGGTATCTTTAGGGACTACTTCAGGGATGATGGATGTTGCTATTCAATCCGTGAATCCCAACCTTATGTTTTTTGCGATGACCGTGAATAGTATGGATATATTTCACCACTCGGTAGTAGCAGAGAACGCTAATACTCCTGAATATCTTTTTCCGCCAGGAGAGTTTTCTGGGATAGGCAGGGAAATAATCGTGTTCGCACCGACAACTAATGCCGGAAATGTTTACATCGGGGGCAACAACAACGGATTAAGCATTACGGTTGAGAACGGGATTCCCATCGCTCCTGGCGAAAAGTTCCGTATGGAGTTTAGTGGGTCGGTGATGTTCTATATAGCTGAGAATGCGGGTGATAAGCTTGGCGTCGCAATCCCTTACATCCCAGCGCAATTTCTCAATCCAACAGGTTAAATAGTGAAAAAGAGGGTGTGAGATAATTGTACGAGGTGTTTCAATCCTCGGATCAATCTGTTCTTTCAGGACGTCCGGCAAATATCAACCGTGATATCATCCGCGTATATGACTTAAACGGCAAACTGGCAGCGTATTTAGAAAACGCGAAAAACATCTACACAGATGATTTTTTGAACGATAAGTCTATCTTGTATTTTGAAATGCCATTCAATGATCCAAAGGTAAGGCTCATTCAGTATGATGGACAACTAATATATAAAAATCGTCGTTACATCGTAACAGAAATTGAAGACAGCATGGAAGCAAATGGAGAATTTACATTTGCGGTAACAGCCGAATTAGCCTACATTGAACTTTTAAACAAGGTTTTCCCTACAATCGAAATAAATACCGAAGAATTGAGAAATGGATTAGGGAAAATTTTGAGTGGTACGGGTTGGAAAATCGGCATCATCGAAGCGGGCTATGAAGATGAAATATTCAGTCTCAAGGAAAGCCGTAAAACCGCGTTGTGGCTGGTGCGACAAGTCGCCAAGATTGTAGGGCTAGAAATCCAATGGGATAGCATGAATCGCACAATTAACTTGGTGCAACGGATCGGGAGTAATCGAGGTGTATCATTCAGATACCGTAAAAACTTGAAAAGCGTAAAACGAACCATTACACCACCGGAGGCGACAGTGATCATCCCATATGGAAAAAACGGGTTGACAATCGCAGACGTGAACGATGGAAAAAACTATGTAGAAAATTACGATTGGTACGTTATGCAGGGCGTCAGTTTGTCGGAGGCCCGGAAAAAGTACCGGAAGGAATACATTTTAGAGGACGAGCGTTTTATTTTGCCGGGTAACTTGAAACGGTATGCAGAGGACTTATTAAAAGAAATGGCTTTCCCACGGATCAGCTACAAAGTCACGGTATTAGATTTATCCGCGATCACTGGCCTAGAGGAAGACCGTTTTTATTTAGGTGATGATGTACGGATATATAACGAGGATCTAAATTTAGACGTTACAACGCGGATTTTACGCATGAAGGTATATCCGCAAGAACCGTGGAGAAACGAGGTGGAACTAGGCTTTTTAGAGCCGGGATTAGGGGACGTATCAAACGACAGCATTAGTAGCGACGTACAAGCAGCGCAGCCCGATTTGCTTTTTGCAACGTCCGGGGCCGCAAAAACGATAGGGACAAGCCCGCTTTTCCCGCTGCAAATAAGCATAACGAATTTTGGCAGCACTAACGCCCAAATTGGCCTAATGTTAATTTGTGAAGCGAAGACAACACTAACGCTTACGGTTAAAATAATGATGAACGGTACCGATATAGGTCCGCCGATCAAACAATATATGCCGGCAGGCTGGCATAGTATAGGGCTGCCGTTTATCATCGCGCAAATGCCAAGCGGTACCGGTATGCTTGAGGTACAAATGTTCACAAGTACCGGCACGATCGACATACCACAAGATGGCCTGCAAATGTTTGTCTATGCCCAAAACTTACTAGGCGGTCTATCGTCTGAAGTACCGCGGCCGATCCTAGCCGAAATTTACAACATTAATAAAACGATTCATAAGACGATCCAAACGCACCAAGCTATCGCTATTGTTTTAAATGAACCGGGCCGCGTAAACGTAGAACAACGGCACGGTCTAGCATATGAAAACACCATAGAGACACATGAAGCGATCAATATAACCAAATAATAGAGGGTGGTAAAACCATGATCCGACAAAGCAAAGCGACAAAACGCAATTTTTTAACCGGCGAAGCGATCGAAATAACCAAAGAAAAGCCCCTAAAGAATGTTAGGGGCGTTCACACTATCGAATTATTCGACGCCTTAACCGGTAAGCTAGTCGAGCGGGTAGAAAGTGAAAACTTTATCTCTAAAGTTATGGAAGAATTACAACGACAAGCTGCATTATTTGCTTTTCTTACACAACGTGTAAATACATCAGGATCATATATTCAATACAGCGGGCCGCTTTATGATTTAGCGAGGTATGATGTAGTATTTAAAAATTTAAATGGAGAATGGGGAACTAACCTAAATTTTCCTATGAGTTGGCTCGTTTTAACGGATTACGACGGCCCGGAAGATCCCGAAAACGAAATTATTATGCGGGGGCGCATTATCGGATATGCCGACCGATATAGCCCCTATTCCGGTAGCGACCCAAAACGGGGATCATTAAACACCGTAGAAAGTTTTGTAGAGCCTCAACATATTCATTTAGTTTACGATTGGCCAACACATGCGGCGAACGGAACCTTTAATAGTGTTTATTGGAATTACGATTATGACAAAAATATTTCTCTTGCGATTATGGGGAAAACTTCCCGTCAAATATCCGCGCCAAATGGGTATTTATTTGTCGATTTTATACAGGCAAAACCAAAAAATGGAAAATTGTATTTTATGGGAAAAGAAGCGCAAACGAATAAAGCGGCTATTTTGGTTTATGACTTGAATATCCAATCCAGGACGATTACAAACGGGCAAGTCTATGCGCTGTTAAATACTACTTCCAGTTTTAATGATTTTGAGATAGCGCCAAACGGGGACATTTACCTAGTTAGCGGAAACACTCTTTATTGTTATGGACAAAACGGATCACCAAAAAATATACCGGGAACGTCCCAAACGAGTAGAAGTTATAGCGGCTATTTACTCGACCTATTCGCTATTGTGGGGCAAGACGTTTATATGGAATCGCGCACTAGCTACTCTAACGATTTGCAAATAAATCGCTATAACATCAATGATTTAGTGAACCCGATAGACGTTAAAGTAATCCAGAGGGAGTCCATTGACGTTTATCAAAAATATTGTGCCGGTATGCAATATATACTGGACCTAAATATGCTAGTGATTACGGTAGATGGTTATATTTATTTTGTGGATCGAGCAATGTTAAATTTGTCAAAAGACACACCGGTTAGAACAAAGGTTGATAATAACTATTCATCTATAACATACGACGTAGCAAAAAAACAGTTTATAGAAATTAAACAGACAGCATCATATAACAACGGCCAATATGATTACACGAAACGCGACGTTACAATACGACCGTTAGGATTTATAGGCGCGCGTAACCTTTTACCTAGTCCCGTCACGAAAACAAACACGAACACAATGAAGCTGACTTATGACCTTTATATAGACAGTTTTTAAATGAGGTGAAACAAATGGAGAGACTCGACGTTATTTACAAAACCGGCGCGGCTGCGGTCGGTGCTGTCGTCGGTTATCTTTTTGGTGGGTGGTCAGAACTGCTCGGTATTTTGCTTGCGTTAGTGATTCTTGACTATGTGACAGGTGTACTAGCTGCCAGTCGCGAAGGGAATCTGCGAAGCGCAGTTGGTTTCAAGCGCATTCCGAAAAAAGTCATGATTTTCGCGCTAGTTGCAGTCGGCCATCTCATTGATCGTGCGGTCGGAACAAATGGACTGTTCCGAGATGCGACGATCTTTTTTTATTTAGCGAATGAGCTACTTTCGATCATTGAAAATGCGGGACGAATCGGATTGCCGGTGCCGGAACAAATCAAGCAGGCGGTAGAGGTACTGAAAGGGAAAAGTGAGAAAGGAGCGGATAAATAATGGTACGTATTGTTCTTGATGCTGGACACGGTGGAAACGACCCCGGCGCAGTAGCTAACGGCTTGAAAGAAAAAGACCTTACCCTTACCATTGTCAAACACATCGGCCGCTTATTAGGCGAATACGAAGGCGTAGAAGTACATTATACACGCACTGATGACCGATTCCTTGAGTTATCCGAACGTGCAGCGATCGCAAACAAACTGAATGCCGATTACTTCATTTCCGTACACATCAACGCCGGAGGTGGCACGGGATTCGAGTCCTACATTTACAACGGCGGTGTATCGCAAGCCACAATCGCATACCAAAACGTGATTCACGAAGAAATCATGAGAGCGATCGGTAATGTGCGAGACAGGGGTAAGAAGCGCGCTAACTACGCTGTATTGCGCGAAACGAAGATGCCGGCTATCTTGACAGAAAACTTGTTCATCGACAACGCGAACGATGCGGCCAAACTCAAATCCGAGCAATTCCTCCTGCAAATCGCCCACGGTCACGTTCAAGGGATTGTCAAAGTCTTTGGATTGAAGAAAAAAACAAAGCCCCAACCGGAACAAAAACCGTCTGACGGAAAATTGTATCGCGTGCAAGTCGGGGCGTTTGCCGATCGGAAGAATGCCGAGCGATTGGTCGAGGAATTGAAGCAAAAGGGGTATCCTGTCTATATCGTTGGCTGAACCCTGCCGTACGGCGGGGTTCTTTTTTTATATATAAATGTGGTAACATGTAGGTAAAAAGGGATTGGGAGGAAGAACAATGAGAAAGATCATTTTACTTTTTTTGGTATCTGTCTTTGTGCTATTTTTAGCGGCTTGCGGTTCTGAAACAACCGAATCAAAGGCAAAAGTTGATCCGAAAGAAATTGAAAACAGAATTTCGGAAGCACTAAAACAAATGGGGAGCAAAACGAATTTAAAAATTATTTCTAGCGACAAAACCAAAGACGGAGAGTATGCTATTGCGCTATCAGATAATATACACATATTCATTAAAGATAATAAAATAACGCTCGCTGCGATGCCAGAAGCCCTTTTAACGGAAAAAGATGATTTAGACTTTGCTTTTGTTTTGCTGGTTGGCACGGCGGATGAATCTTTAAGTTATGGAGATCGTCACAAGGTGGTTTCTGAACTAGGGCTTTCTGATGACAAAACCAATCTACTGGAATATACAAAAGTGATTAACTATAATGATGTACAGTATACGTATAAAGGCGATAAAGATGCTATTTTGTTACAAGCGGAAATAAAGTAAGACGAAGCCTACTCGCTTTGAGTAGGCTCTTTTTTCTGTGAAAATCCATAAAACCCGGTCAACTCTGTATATCCTGTGATCAGTTTGGATACACTACAAATGGCCAAAAAAGACAACAGGAAAGCAGAGGTGCCTTATTTTTAGGCATCTCGTAT